CAAGCCGGAAGGCGTTGAGGGCTTGCTGAAGGCAGCCAGCCGGGTGGCTAAGGACGAGAGTGTGGCCAATGCGTTCAACCGGCTTAGCGTGCTGGATCCGGCAATCAACTTTGCTGGTGATCTCGGTAAGGGTACAGTTACCGGGGGAGGTTTTGGGTTAGCCCTAACGCTTCCCTCTGGTGATCCGGAGGTGATCGGCTCCGGCATAGGGGCCGGTGCAACTGGCGGCTTCTTTGCGACAATACCGGGGCGCTATCTTACCAGAGGGGCAAAGCTGAAGGAGCAGCTCCGCAATGAGTGGGGGCAGTTCCAGAAAGAGCTCAGCCCGGAGCAGCTTAACAACATCAAGGAGTATGCCCCCACACTGGAAGAGATGGGGAATGTGATGGCCACCGTGAAGATGCTCAACGGAGTGACCCGAGGCGGTGGCAATATGGATTTCAAGTTTCTATCCCCCACAGACTTCATAAAGGCTCACGGGGTGCAGCGGGGGGTTGTGGTCACAAAAAACAAGACCCGGCCCAGCGTGGAGATCAATGTTGGCTTCAAGGGGCCAAACGCTCTTTTTCACGAAGGCTGGCACGCACTGAAGCGTTTTGCCGGTGAGACAGAGCTGCAAAAGACACCGGAAGGCAAGAAAGAGGTTGAGGTCTTGAAGCCGTATCTGGATCAGATCCAGACAATCCTTTTTGGCAAGAGACTGGGAGGCAAGACGGTCACCGAGGGGATGTTCAGCGAGAAGGATCTGCTTGGCGCCTTTTACGATCAGTACACAAGCAAGATGGCCCCGGAGGAACGGACGACCTTTGAGCGACAATTTAAGTATGACGAGAGCGGCAAGGAGCTGACTCCGGCAGAGGCCAAGCAGAAAAAGCTCAATTATATGATGGAGGAGGTTGAGGCTGAATCTTTACGCTACCTAATGAGCAACGCAGATCCCCGCCAGATAGCCCAAGGCGACAGAGCTCTCTGGAGGCGGTTCACTGATCATATGCTGCTCAGTGAGCACAGCAAGACGCTGAGGGGGATGCGGAAGGCTTTGGAAGTAGTTGGGGTAGACTTCAAGCCAACTGGCCAGCCGTCTGATCTGTTTGTCCAGAAAGGCCAAGGCATCACCAACAACAGAGAGCTTAATGCCGCATTGAGGCAGTACCTCAGAGCTTGGGAGGGGATGCAGTACAGAACGAGGATGATGGGGGAGCTGGAACCGTCCGGCTTCAGCATTGGCGGAACTGGCAAGACCGGCAGAGCTCAAGTGGAGTTTCATCTAGGCAAGAAGGAAAACCAATTTCTAAGGGATCACTTCAGCTCCTCTGATATGCTGAAGAAGAAGGACAACGGTGAGGTGTATTATGATCCGGATGGCCGGGTTGTTCTGTTGACTGAGGGAGAGATCCGGAAGCTGCGAGAGAGAAGAGGTGAGCTGATCAGAGAAAAACTTTCTGAGACTGATGACGGCACTGGGATGACTTTGAAGGAGAACGGATCTTTTGAAGGGATCCCCTCTCCGCATCAACTGGATGCGATAGACCGGATCTCTGATGAGATTGTTACCCCCAACCAGAAGCGGATCATAAGGGAGACGGCTGACATAATGAGGAACGATCCCGGTGCTCCCATTCAGTTCCTTTACAATGCAGCTTTGGGCAGAGGCAAGATGTACAGCAGCAGCCTGAGCTCAACCCACCGGACGGCTGTGCCGATTGGTTTCCACGTTAGCCAAGCACAGAACTTTTATTTTACTGCACTGGATCTTGGGGCTTACCACAAAAAGATTTCAGCTTGGGGAGATCCTACAAAGAAGGCTCTGCACAAAGGAGGCCACAAGCTCGCCTTGTGGGATAAAGATGTGAGGGCGTTTGAGGCGGATCTCTTTAAGTATCTGGAGAATCACCAGCACGACAGGCCGGGAGATACCGGGCTGGATTCAAATCCACAGAAGGCAGAGCAGAAGCGCAATGCGCTCAACGATTTCTTTAACATCAATAAAGGTGACGAGACTGCTACAGAGGGCAACTTCAACCCGGTGGCAGCGGCACGCAGAGCGATAGATCCCAAGACGGGAAGGCAGAAGAAACGGGCCTACCGAGGGCTGGAGAACCTCCTAAGATCCTACCGGCTGGATCGGGTGCTCGATGAGAACTTTGGCAAGTCAATGAGCTATGCACTGGGCAGAGCTGTGCCAATGAAATCCGGGGCAGACTTCTTTCAGAAACAACTGAAAAATCTGATGCCTCCGGGTGAGGATATGGTAGCCGTTCACAATCTCTCGGCTGACAACTTAAAGCACAGTCTGAAGATGGGGGGCATAGCCTCCCCCTCTATGGCAATCTTGGATATTGCTAAGGCAGACTTTGACCGCTTTGGAGAGATCACACTGGTAGCGTCGAAGGATCTGGTGGATCCAAAGAAGGGGGCGAAGGTATTTGGATCTGATGCTTACTCACCGAGGTATCCGGATATTACAACGGAGATGCCAAAGGAGACTCGGGGCAAGATCGAGGAGTTTCTAAAGCCGTATCAAAAACTAGGAGGAGAGGACTTTCGAGCTGCTTCAATCTACAGACTTGACGGCAATCTAGAGGATGTCGGGTGGAAGAGGGCGGCGGAAACACACTCTGGACTGCAAGCTGCCTTTCTAAAAGAGAAGGGACTTCTGCCAGATCTGGATGCTGTTTTTGCGAAAGAGTTTGAGAGCCGCACCAAGGAGGCGAAAGAGGTTCCAGATCCTACAATCTTTTCAGCCGAGTTTACCTCTAAGTCGGATCCTCATTTTAGGGGGCAAGCTGTTGAGCGAGCTGTGGAAAGTGCCGTAAGGGATCCGAAAGTTGAGGGAGAATTTAGGAAGTGGATTGAGGATCTCCCAGAGAGAGAAGGCTGGCAGTTTGAGGAGAAGATTTTCAGAGGCTTTACCCCGGCGGGGAGTCGGAGGTATCAGCCGCATACTCTGGATAATGTTGTGAAGATAATGAAGCGCAACATCCGGGGAGGCGAAGGATTCAATTACGGAGCGGGATCAGTCAGATCAAAAGTGACTCCACAGTTTAAGTCTGTGGCTCAGATCAAGAAGAACCGGGGGAAACTAACCGACCACCGTTCTATGGAGCAGATCAAGGACGAGGCCAGCCGCGAGATGAACGATCTGGCTGAGGCTATGGAGCCGCATCTAAAACATAAATCCCCAGACGGCTATCTGGATCTAGGTGTGTTCTCTGAGCACCTCCAAGAAGCGGCAGAGCGCGGTGTGCGTTCTCTTAGGGATTACTACGATGAAGGGGCTCCCCTTGAGAAAATCACTGAGTTTCTCCATAAACTGAAGGATCTCCCCACTGGATACTTTGAGGCTAAGATACCGAGAGCGGTACAGCTTGAGGAGTTCAAGGCGGCAATTATCCCGTCTGATCTGGATCCGAAACTGAAGAAGGTTCTGGAGGAGAGAGGTCTGGAGTTGAGGGAGTACGATGTGGAGCAAGCATATCCCTTTGATCAGTCCAGAAGGAGGGCGCTACAGAAACAGACTGAAGAGGCGGATCTCCGCTTTATGCCGGCTCCCTCAGAGGGAACTTTCAACAAAGCTAAAGAAATCTTTGGCACAACTAAGGATCCGCTAGAAGCCGGCTATGTCCTTCCAGACGGGGAGATGTTGGACTTCTCTGGTAGGCATCCAGTACGCGCCAGCACGGGGGGGGGATCTTCCCCCTCAGCCCCATTGGGGCCAACGTTTCCACAGCATCCCCTCGGGTACACAATTGTGCCTCACAGAGAGATTTCTCAGATAGGCACTGAGATGACCCCCTTCGTTGATCTTGGGGCTGTTAGGATAGACGCAAGATCTGGGCTGATCGAGTTAGGAAAAGAGCCTACAGCTTCACAGCTTAGCGTTATCAAGCGGATTGTAGAAGATAGGGGCTCAGAGGTTCATTTCGACTTGAGAGACAGCAGCCGTCCAGACTATCAGCCGGATCGTCCTATTGGCCAAAGTTTACAGCCAGAGCCCGGAACAGATCCCAAGCGAGTCATTGGGCTGATTAGACGGTTTTATCGTGGTGATGATATTTCTGGGGCAGCGGGACGCTTTATGCCGGCTCCAACCTTCTACAGCAAAGCAGAGCGAGCAGTGGAAGGAGCTAAGGGAGGAGTGTTCGACAAGAGCGGGATGACCACAGTGGAGAAGGCTGTAGCTCTCTTCGTGAAAGAGAAGAAGGGGGACAAGCAGTGGCAAGTGCCAGAGGCAGAGGTCGAGTGGAGTGGTGTAGTGGATTGGCTGGAAGGCCGGAAGGAGGATGGGGCTGCTGGGGTTAAGGCAGCAAAGAAGGATCTTAAAAACCTAAGTCCCGAAGCGAGCAAGGCACAGCGGGAAGTTTTGGAGTTTGGCCTCATCGAAGCCGAAGCCAAAGCAGCCGGCAAAGTCTCAAAGGCTTCCCTTCTGGAGTTCCTCCAGAACAAAGGTGTAAAGGTGGAGGAGGTTTGGCGGAGCCGAAACAATAAAGAAGAAAAGATTAAGGAGAAGCGGCGAGAAATCGAAAATCTAGGAATAGATAGGGGCCAAGTAGATATAGAGATTTATGACAAAGAAAGGGCAAGCAAATCTTGGCGAGAGATTAACCCAGATGATAAAAGGAGGGTGCAGCGCGAATATGAGAAATCTATTAGACAACTAAACAAAAAGAGAAAAGACGTAGAGGATAAAATTGCAGTCGGTTTAGATGAGCTTAAAAAATTATATCAAGCAGATCCCGATAAATCAGAAGGCCCAACCCTCTTCAATCCGGACGAGCAAGGTACGCAGAACTGGGTAATGCTCCCCGGTGACGAGAAGGCGAAACAAAGCTACGGCGAGCTGGTGCTGACGTTGCCGAGGGAGAGAGGCAAGTCTAGCGAAACTTTTGATCTACCGGGTGGCCACCGTTTCCCAGAGGAGAACATACTGGCCCACATCCGATTCACTGAGCGAGTGGATGCAGACGGGAAGAAGATGCTCTTTATCGAGGAGCTGCAAAGCGATTGGAGCAACGAAGGCCGAAGGAGAGGCTGGCGACAAGAAAGGCCGGCAGAAGTGCAGAAGGAGGTTGTGAGGCTATACAACGAGAGGGAAAAGGTCGATAAAGGTAAGGATCCCGAAGAGTGGGAGCGGCTGCACCGGCTTAGGAGAGACTTAGAAGAGAAGTATCCACACGAACCAGCCGGAGCTCCGGATATGCCTTTCAAGGGGGACAACCGCTATGGTGCTCTGGCGTTGAAGAGGATGATCCGCTGGGCATCAGACAACGGCTTTGATCGGCTGGGCTGGATCACCGGGAAGGATACGGCTGAGCGGTATAATTTAAGAAAACACGTTGCAGATGTAACCTTAGTTGGAACGAAGGAAGGACGTTACAATCCAGAAGGAGCCCCCCATCAATTATTGGTTCACGATACAGATGGTAACTTAGTTTTGAAAAAGCCGATAAAGTCCGAGATAGATCTTGAGAGCCACCTTGGCAAAGGATTAGCAAAAAGGTTGCTAGAGCAGAAGCCACTGGAGACAACTCCGGAAATAAGGACGCTAGAAGGCGAAGCCCTTGAAATCGGCGGCGAGTGGGCTACCACTCTCTACGACAAAGTTCTCCCCACTCAAGCGAAGAAGATCGTGAAGAAGAAGGGAGCTGTAGGGAGGACGAGGTTGGGTGATGCTAAGAATAAGAGTCAATTGATTGAGAAGAAACAAAAGCGAGTTGAAAACTTAGAAATAGAAATTAGCAATGTAAACGCGGATCTCAAGCTGCACCAAAATAGAGACTATTCCTTAACAGCCCCGGAATCTTCACGGACTTTAATTAAAAACTTAAAGGCAAGGGGAAAAAGCCTAAAGGAATTGCGCCAGACCCTAGTCGATGAAATTGCGGATTTAAGAAAAGCCTCCCCAGAATACCCAGAAGCCAACTACGTTGATATAACCCCAGAGGTGAAGGCGTTGGCAGAGGAAGGCTTTAGTTACTTTATGCCGCCGGGAGGTGGCAGAGGCAGAGCCGGCAGAGCCCCAGCACAGCCAGCAGCATCGACACTGCCGGCTACTCCGATAATGCCGAGAGTGAAGCTCACTGATCAAGAGAAGGAGGACAGCCGCCGGCTGTTGAATCTGTTGAAGGAGAAAGGAATTTAGATGGCCAGAAAGAAAGGCGGACAGTTGTTGATGGAGATGGCCCGGAAAGGCCGTCAGAGAAAGGTGGCAGACTCCAAGCCGATGGTGGCCGGGGATCCTAAGTTCAGACTAGGCCCAGTTGGCCCAGAGGAGCCGTATGAGGCGTTTAATTGGGATGCAGCCCCGGAGAGCCCCGGCCTCTTTAGAAAGCTCCTCAGCAAGCTCACAGAGAGCCGGGACTACAGCCAGCCGGTTGAGCCTCGTCAAGAGGCACTGGAAAAGGAGCTGGGTGAGGCCAAGAGGTTGCTGGAGAAACTCGAAAAAGTCTTGTCCAAGCAGAGCACAGAAGCAGAGCCGCTACCTTCAGAGCTTCCGGGGCATAAGGAGGAGGTGGCCAAGCGGGTGAAGGATCGTCTGGTGGAGGAGGAGGCCAAGCGAAAGAAGATCCGAGAGCTGATTCATCTGGACAATCTGCCGGAGATCAAGGCGCTGCTGGCCAAGCCCCGGAAGAAGGAGAAGAAGAAGAGAGCCGCTGAGACAATTGAAGCGGTGGCTGCTGAGCCGGCAGAGAACGCATTCACAGAGCTGGAAGCGGAGACGATGAAGCGGTTTCCGTATCCGAAGGACGACCAGCAGATGCTTGAAATTTATGAGAGAATAGCCAGAGCCTTTGAGCAAGAGATCGGGGCTCCGGCGGATTATATTAGAAATGAGGCAATTCACACGTTGATCCACAGCCGGGTTGATCCGGCCTTTAACAAGTTTTATGACAGTATTGGGTTGGTGGATGAATCGGGCGATGTTGAAACTTTTACCGGGGAGATAGAATAATGCCTAAAAAAGTTCATAAGAAGCTGGTGAGTGCCGCAAAGAAGAAAGGACTTACTGGTGAGCGAAAACGAGCGTATATCTACGGCGGACTCCGAAAGGTCGAAAAGGCTCGTAAGCCCAGAGGCAGACGATAGATTCAACACTGGCCGAGCGGCTGAGCTCTTGGTGGGAGCCCGGTTGGTTGAGCTTGGCTTTAATATATTCTTTCCCTTCAGCGACAGATCCCCGGTTGATCTGATCAGCTTATGGGATGAGCACACTTATCGGATCCAAGTAAAAGCCCGATGGCAGCCGAGGCAGTGTGCTGGCCAAGACATAGGAGTGGCCGGCGTCAACAAGGACAATGCTGATGTGGTTGTGGCCTATATTCATAAGTCTAAAAGTTTCTACGTCATCCCCACCAAGGAGCTCGGTAGCTCCGCGCATCTGATCTTCTATCCTTTTGGCCGCTCCAGAAAGCCCCCCAAGAAGTATTGGGACGAGTGGCGGGATCGGTGGGACATTCTAAAGAAAGCGCCCAACCGTACTTAAAACTGTACTTTAGTTTTCAAGGTGCTTAAACAAAGGGCGAAACGGGTGCTCTCATTAGACTCTTAATCAATTGGTTGTAGGTTCAAGTCCTACCCGGGGTACGTCCTTTTCCTTAGAGTTTCCGCTCAGTTTCCTTCTGTTCCCTAAAGCATAATCAATTTTAGTCATTGAACCCCCCCACCTTATGTTGTGCTGAAGTATGCTCTGCTGTGCTCTGATGTGAACCTCAACCCGTACCCAGAACCGTACTTCTCAGATTAGGGGAAATTAGGGCGTACCTTCTCAAAGTATTTTTCAGAATCATCAAAAACCTTAGTAAACAACACTAAAAGCATTTGATCTTTTCTATTGACAGTAGACACAGTGTCTACGATAATACTCCCAGCGGAGCCAATGAAGGCCGAGCAAAAAAACACAGATATGAAACTAACGAACCACAACATAGAACTAAAAGAGTACGAATCGGAAAACCTTGCCTATGCACTGGATTATGTGCTTCACGGCAACCACAACGAAAGCATACGTTCGCACAACTACGAGGGGCTTGACCTTTCAACGCTGTACGGACTTTGCGAGAGACTACACGACATAAACCCCAACTGGCTGAGGAAGTTCAAAGAAGGCAATGAGGTATTCACAAACCCGTCTCCCGTTAGCGAGACAACATTTCATTATACCGTTTTGAAAAGGACGGAGTGCTACGTTTGGTTAAAGCCAGTAGACTACGAAGGTGAAACCAGAAAGTGTAAAATATACAAATCTGGAAGGTATGGGGAGTCAGCTTATTACGGCTGTTCCTCTGTAAAAGCATAAACACAGAAAGGAAACACAGATATGAAGATACCAAACAAGAAGCAGATAGCTAAGCGCCTCAAGGAGCTACCTAGTGGCCGCTTTCAGTACCGCTGCGAGATCGGCGGCAAGACAAAGAAGCACGCACCGGAGACTACTGACCGGCTAGTGGCAGCGGATCGAGTGAAGATCTGGCTGGAGACTCAAGCAGCCGGCAACTTTGAGGTTGCCAGCAAGATTGAGAAGAAGGGCGAGAAGGCGGCAATGACAATCCTCCAGATCCTCGCTATCTTTGAGAGGCTCACCAAGGTGAAGGCGAACACAGCCAAAGGCTACAAGTGCTGTCTTGGGATCTTCTGCCGGGAGAACGGCATCAGCCTCTCAGCGCCGGCCACCAAGCTCACCAAGAAGCTGGCTGAGGCTTGGCTGAAGAAGCGCAAGGGCGATGATGAGGATGAGGAGCTACAGCAGCAGCGTGAAGATCGTGCCGGCTCAGTCCTTCGCCAAGCTCGCTCTGTGTTCTCCAGTGATATGCTGGAGCACTACGAGCTGCCGGAGAGCTTTGACTTCACCAAGGTCAAGCCGCCGGCTGCAAAGCTGAAGGGATTCAAGCCGGCATCAGATGGCCGCTACGTCAAGGCTTGGGATTACTTCTACTCCATAGCCGACTCGGATCCCCAGCTCTACATAGCGTTCAAGCTGATGGCCGAGTATGGCCTTCGCAACAGTGAGGCAGCCAGAGCCAAGCGGCATTGGCTGGGAAAAGAACAGTTTTCTGTGATGATCTCAAAGACTAAAGCTCCGAGAGATTTGCCCTACCAAAGTGACGATGACCGGGAGCTGTTTCTGAATCATAATGATTCTATGGCTGGCCGCTGGGATTATATCCTCAGAGGCCACAAGACGGAGCGGAGGACGGATCTGTGGAGGCGGCTTAACGCCAAGCTGAAGGAGCTGGGTTTCACGAACCGCAAGAAGGCTTATGAGCTCCGGAAGTATTTCGGGAGCCAAGTGGCCAAGCAGACCAAGAGCGTCTGGCTGGCGGCTGAGATGCTGGGCAACACTCCCGAGGTTGCCAAGGCGAGCTATGTGGGGCTGCTTGAAACCCCGAAGTACAACATCAGAAAGGCGGTGGCGTGATGCTCCTAAACCGAAAAGCCACCCGAGAGTTTATCTTGATGATAGCTCAAGAGAAGGATCCGAGGGTGAAGAAGTGGAGCCAAGTCTCTCCCGAGTCACTGGATGCCGCCGAGGCAGCTCTGAAGAGCTGGATCCACTCCAGAACCAATCCCCAGAACCTCCCGAGAGTGGGAAGGACGGTGAAGCTGTGACCCGCTACATCGACACTAAGAGCTGCCACTACACTGAGGTGTATGATCCGGAGCATATCTACACCTTCAGCGGCCCGTGCGTACTCACCGGGGAGCCGTACAGCGTGGAGGTCAAGGGGAGTGAGCTGCACCAGTTCAGAGAGA